CAACTGCAACATTATCCGCACCAGTCGTAATAGAATCACCAGCAAGACCACCGATTAGGGTGTTGTTTGTGCCTGTGCTTACTGATAATCCTGCATTATGACCAATAGCTACGTTGTAAGCATCTGTAGCTGTGGTGAAGTTTTGTGAAAGTAGAGCAGCATGACCAATGGCTATTGATCTGCTACCTTTCGTGTCGGCACTTAATGCAGCAACACCTAAAACTTGATTGTACGAGCCAACAGTAAGAGCATCTCCTGCTAGACCACCAATAAGGTTGTTCTCTACGCCTGTGGTTACATTTACACCAGCCGCATAACCAACCGCAGTGTTATAGTTATTTGTAGCTGAAGTAAAATTTTGACTAAATAAAGCACCTTGACCAATAGCAGTAGCCCTAGAACCTTTTGTATCCGAACTTAAAGCATGATACCCAAGTGCTACGTTATAGTCTGCATCTGTTAAGGCATCACCAGCAGCAGCACCAATAATGGTGTTAGATATACCTGTAGTTACTGATGCACCTGCTGACCTACCAACTGCTGTGTTGTTATCTGCTGTGGTGTTAGCGTACAGGGCAGAAGAACCGATAGCTACATTATTAGTACCTGTAGTATTTTGTCCTAAAGAATCTGCTCCCAAGGCAGAGTTGTGGTCGGCTGTTGTGTTTGCGCCTAAAGAAGATGAACCAACAGCAACATTGTAATCACCTGTCGTAGTAGCATCACCAGCTAATCCACCAATTAAGGTGTTGTTTGTGCCTGTGGTTACATCGTTACCAGCGTGATAGCCGACTGCTGTATTGTAACTATTTGTTGCAGTGCCAAACTGTTGAGCAGCTAATGTTTCAGTTCCGATAGCAGTATTTCTATCACCTTTTAAATCAGCAGATAAAGCAGAGTAACCTACTGCAACATTATTATTTGCAGTTGTAATTGCATCACCAGCTAGACCACCAATGAGAGTGTTGTTTACGCCTGTGGTTACTGCAGCTCCTGCGTTTCTACCTACTGCTGTATTGTAATCCGAAGTTGTTACAAGCCCTAAAGCACTAGTACCTATTGCTGTATTAAAATCTCCTGTTGTACAAGCGTCTAAAGCAGAAGAGCCAAATGCAACATTTTGAGTGCCTGTGGTGTTTAATAATAAAGCATTAAGACCTACCGCAGTGTTCTCAGCGCCTGTCGTAGTTGCAGATAAAGCTGATTTACCTACGGCAACATTTCCATCTGCAGTCGTAATCGCAGTACCAGCTTCGTCACCCACAACAGTATTATAGTTACCGCCAGATTGTATTGAGTTACCTGCGTTGACACCTGCTCTGAAGTTAGATGTACCTGCTGTGTTGGTAACAAAATCTGCGCCTGTACCTATCTGAACATTATTGTTTCCACCATCAACAAACAGAGCATCAGTTACGCTATTTGTTTCAACTCGGAAGTCTAGGTCTTTACTATCATCATTAAGTACTGTTTCAGTAGGAGTCATTTTTATTCTTGAAGAAACTGTACCTGCTAACATAGTATTTATAAACAGTGTAGCATCTTCTGTACCATCAGATACATCATCAACAAGTACATTTATTCTTGCCGCAATAATATCTTGAGAGTTGTCGTTTCTACCTTCAAAATCTATTACACCTATAGTGTCGCTGTCAGCAGGACTACTAGAATTTCTATATAAACGTAAGTTTGGCCCTATGTTTGCATCTGCATCTGTAGATATTAATTGTAAAGTATCCGTGTTATCATTAGTTGTAATAGTAGCTCCAGCAGAAGACGTAATAGCTCCATCAACTTGCAAAGTAGAAGCCATATCCACAGCACCATCAATGTCTACCACGTCTAGGTTAGTTGTGCCGTCTACGTCTATGTTGCCTGAAATATCAAGAGAACCAGCTTGTAGTGCGCCATCAGTAACAGAAAGATTTCCTGTAGAAGCTCCTGTGGCTGTTGTTGTACCTAATACAAATGTATCTGCACTTTCATCCCACATAAAGATAGCGTTGTCACCTGTTGAACCTCGTTCAATAACAATACCACTGTCGTTAGCGTTAGATGTTGCACCGTTGTTAAGTTCAATAAGGTTATCTGCCACTACCATATTAGTTGTAGCAACTGTAGTAGTTGTGCCGTTAACAGTAAAATCACCTGTTACTGTAACATTGTCGCCAAAAGTAGTTTCAGAAGTAGTGTGACCAATAGATACAGGTACACCAGAAGTTGCAGTACCTATAGTAATACCATTTGTTGTATTAGAGTTATCAATGTTTAATGTTGATGTACTGTCTAACGATATGTTAGATCCATCAACGACAAGTGTACCATCTATATCTGTGTTATCTAAGTTAGTAGTACCGTCTACGTCTAAGTCACCATTAAAGTCTACATTTCCAGCGACTGCTAAAGTTGTAGCCATATCTACCGCACCGTCAATGTCTACTACATCAAGATTTGTTGTACCGTCTACATCTACGTTGCCAGATATATCTAATTCTGTGCCTACTAGTTTTTGTGTAAGTGTTACTACACCATCACTTGCAATAGCGATTGCATCTGTATCTCCAACAGAACCAATCTGTCCAGCATTAGCAATAGTAATACCACCACTATGAATATCTCTACCAGTAAAGGTTGCTACACCATCTACTTGCAAAGTAGAAGCCATGTCTACTGCACCATCAATGTCAACAACATCTAAGTTAGTAGTACCATCAATATCTATATCACCTGATATGTCTAAAGACGCACCAGTTAAAACTCCAGCTACAGCTAGTGTACTAGCCATATCTACAGCACCATCAATGTCTACAACATCTAAGTTAGTAGTGCCATCTACATCTAAGTCACCATTAAAGTCTACGTTACCTGCTACAGCTAGTGTACTAGCCATATCAACTGCACCATCTATGTCTACTACATCTAAATTAGTAGTACCATCTACATCAATATCGCCAGAAATGTCTAATGAAGCTGCTGCAACCTGACCTGTAACTGTAGCACTATCTATGTAAACATCTTTAAAACGTAAGCTAGTTGTACCTAAGTCTACATCTGAGTCAGTTACAGGAACAATAGAACCATCATTAAATGTAACTTGGTTTGTACCTGCGTTAGCTATTGTAATAACATCTGAGCCACTAAATGTAATACTAGTGTTTGTGTCTGAATCACCTGATATACTGTCAAGTTGTATATTACCTGCATTTGTAAAGTTAGAATAACATCTAAGTTACCACCTACAGAAAGATTACCAGAAACATCTACTGCACCATTTATATCTACTGTAGTAGCAGCTATCTGTATTTCTGTGTCAGCTACAAGATCTAGTTGACCATCAGCAGATGAGTTAATATATATTGCTGTATCACGGAACTGTATTTTTTCTGTAGAAGCTATAAGTATGTCATCAGAAAACTCAAAGTAATCTTCGTCTTCCATCCATTTAAATACACCATCATTTGACTCACCATCAAATGTTACTGTTATGTCTGTACCTGATGTAGCATCACCGATAGTAATAGAAGTACCTAATAGTTTAGTTATTGGGCCACCTTCAGCAGTTGTACCATCGTGTGTGTGTCCTGTAGATGCAGCAAATGCAGCTAACAACTGATCAAATTCGTTGTTAGTATCTGCTGCTGTAATTACATCTCCGTCAGTATAAGAGGACTGTCTTGTATATGTAGCACCCATTTATCTTCTAGCTCCTATTTGATATTCTAATTGAAATCCTTTAAGAGAATAAGGAGCAGTTAAACCCCCATCATTTACTCTTAAAGCTATTGTAAACCCTGACCCTTCTACTGATTGTCTTACAGAAGGTTGTGTTGTACCACCATAGGTACTTGTTGATCCATATGTAGCAACTCCGTATTGAGCAGCTACTTTTGTAGAATCTAAAGGATATGCAGCAGGTCTAGCAGAAGTTGCTGATTCCTGATCATACCTTAAAAATAAATCTGCGTCAATAGCAGACTCAGGTTTATAGTTAATTATTACTCTTTGCATATGTTTTCTAATACCCAAGTCATTAAAACCTAAATCAGGACTTCTATATTTACCAAATATAACCGTACCATCAAAATCGTTTCCTGTTTCTTGTCTATTTATATACCCAGTATAATCTCCATGTAATACTAACACATCACCTGCGTCTATTGTAGTATCTGTACTAGAAGGTTTTATGCCTCTAATTTCAGAAAACTCATAACCTTCGCTTTTTCTTACACATATAACACCTTTAGTTAGTGATGGTGCTTGACCCTCTTTAGCAAAAAATAATCTGTATTGAGTTTTTTCTGGTATAACAATACTTTCAAAAACTGTAGCATCATCTATCTGTTCGTCAAATAAAGGCTGTACATTTTTACTTATTGTACCAAGCTCAACGTCACCAATTTTAGCTGTACCTGCAACAGTTCTTAAACCATCTGGGCCAAGAAAAATTAAGTCACCTGCAAGTTCTTGTATAGTATTACCATTAATACAACCAATGTTACGAGTAACAGGAGACATTGCAAAGTTTGAAGAAGACGTGCCTGATAAACTAAATATTCTATTTTCACAAAAGATAAAAAGATTTTCACGAAAAGTTTTAATACCTACAATAATGTCATCTACTTTAATGCTACCTGCACCCTGACCACTCTGAAAGTCATCTTCATTAAAGGGTGAGCTAAATACTAATTCTTCTGGCGTACTAGACATACCTGCGTAAAACATATGCCCCTTAAAAGCAGTAACAAATTTTGCACCAGCTACAGAACTTTCGCTTACATCAGTTGCTGCTAAAGAAGTGTTAAATACTGTAGGAGCATTAACCTGATCTACTACAATAATTTTACTGTTGCCATCAAAGTTAAATTTTTCAAAAGTATACTTTGCTGCGTTGGTTCTACCTGTATCTCGTTGTGTCCAACTTTCTGAGACTACATCTTTTACTGCATGCGCTGCTGCTGTAGTAGAAGAGGTAGCACGAGTTACACCTGTAAATGTAGAAGAAGTTACACCTGTGTAAGTAAATATTTCACTATTAATTTGCAAAGTACCACTTGCAGTAAATCCTGTAGTACTAAAAACATTAATTGTTCCAGAGCCTGTCATAGAAGTATTTGCAGCTATAGCAATAGTCATAGTTGTAGATGCAGAACTCCATATTTTTTCACCTCTAGCTGCTAGTACATTATCAGAAAAGACAGTACACATTAATACTGCTTCTGAGCTTGTCGTAGTTTGAGGAACAATATGATTTATATATTTATTAAAACCATTTATACGTCTATATCCACCACCAATATCTGGTTCAAAGTTTTGTAACTCAAGAGCTTCTCCGGGTTGCATTAAAAAAGTAGATTTGTTTAATACCAAACCCCCCTCGCAGTTAAAAGCTACTGGACTTATTTGTGAAGTTTCAGGCATTAAATAATCCTAGTTGATGTTCGTGACCCTATATAATTTGAAGACTGCGGTATATAAGTTGATCGTAAATAGTCATATCTATTTATTAACAAAGTCTGCATGTGTTTTATGCCAGCTTCAAAACGTGTAAATGTTACACCATACTGTTGCATTTCACCACGATACTGATACACAAATGCTGTAGCCCCATCTACTATAACTGCAGCAAACCTGTCAGGTATAGTAGTAGTATCACCATGTGCAGCTAAGTCTGCTGGAAAAGTAAAGTAGTCAAATTTTAGTGAGTACGATTTTGTAGGAAAAGGATATAGTATATAGTTATTGTCAAGAGTTCTTGTTACGTATTTAGGTATTCCACCATTGTCAAACTGTGCAACTTGCACACCACTTGCGTGTGCTGCTGCAGTAGTTCCACCAGTAGCTCTAGTGACACCAGTAAGAGTCGTTGAAGAACCTACTGCTGTATACGTCATAACTTCATTACCTACAAAAACAGTACCTGAACTATCAAATCCTGTTGTACTCGCTACTGTTAACGTAGTAACAGAGTCAGTGTGAGACTGACTTAGTGTTGTAGTTTGTATTTCATCTTCTTGTTCTACATAGCTTCTTAGATAGTCATTGTAGTTTAGTGGGCTTAGACTTATAGATCCATTACCTAAGTCTGAGTCTTTTACTAATCTAAATGTATTATAGTCTACTACTTTAGTAGATGTAGGAACAGTATACTTTACTGTACCTGCTGTAAGAGTCTGTGTAGCGGTAGCATGATTAAACGGATAGTTATATTCTCTTTGATTAATATACCGAATAGCTTCATTGACAGCGTTCTGACACTGTACTTGTATTCCTCTAGCTGATGTAAAATTAGCTGATGTTAACTCAACTTCATTTAATCTAGCTATAACTTTATTTGTTAACGTAAGGTATGTTTCAGCCATTGTATTCCTTAATATTTAAATTAATAAACTTTTTTCATTGCTACAATAATGTCGTAGGTATCCCCAGAACTATGTCCTGTAGTAGTCAATAGTACATCACCATTAACGCCACTACCTGCATTGTTTACAAGACCACCAAAATCACGGTAATCAGAATAGCCTTCTGAGTCAATTTTAATTTTTCTTGCAGATACATTAGTGCTTGCATTCCAAAATAACTCAGCAGACATACCTACAGTATTCCACCATAATTGTTCTATAATAACACTGTCTACTGCGTTACCATGTACATCTGTGCTTAATGCACTTGCATCTACTTTTGTAACTGCTGATTCTCCTGAACCGTCACTTACATTTCTAAATCTCATTACAAGGTTGTGAGGGCCATCAACTAGCGTTTCACTTGTAACTGAATCTGCCATTTTATTTCTCCTATATCATAATAAGTGGGGCAAGTTTACCCTGCCCCACTAAATAGTATTATGCTAGTTGATCACGATCAACTTCGTCTGCTTCCATCTCACCGATGTCACTAACGTCTTGTAAAACAGCAAATACTCTGATTTCACCTGCTGAAAAGGAAGCTCCTCCACCTGCAAGTGTTAAGTCTAAAGTATCGGCTGACGTAATAACTAGGTCAGCAGAAACAGTTACACTAGGAGCGTATGCTCCGTCAGATGCACCGTCAATGTCAAATGCAGTTACATACTCGTTGTCATCTGCACCAGTGCCAAGAGCGGCTGTTGCGTCAGTACCAGTATTTTGTGTAGCACTTGAAGTTACCTGAAAGCCTGCAGTAATAATTTTGGTGTTTGCAGGTATAGTAAGACACTGTACTACATCACCATTAGGATTAATGCTGTTAGCTGTTAGGTCAACGATTTGTTGAACGTAATAAGGTTGTCTTCCTCTTGAAGAAGAACCGTGAGTATTAGCAAGTGTTGCTGTAATTGTAGCCATTATCTAATCCCCCCTTATATACCAGAAACATATATTGCACGAGTTAAAGCCTCTGGGCGCAATATTTTTCTGCCGTACATATGCATACCTCGAACAATATCAGCAAAGCTATCAGGATCTCTGTAGGTTTCTGTTTTATTGATTGAGTCTGCTGTTGCAACTGCTGATGAGTGACCACCAACGATTACACCAAAGTGTGTGCTTCCTGTTGCTGTTGCACCAGTTGCACCGTTACCAACTGCAGGTAAATTGTTTGACATATAAACTTTAAATCCGTGAACGTTGTTCAAGATTAATCCGTTTTGTAAGCCAGATCCACCGAAGTCAGAATTTAGAAGACGTGAGTCTTCGTCTTGAAGAAGCTCTGCAAACACTGGGTCTACTACAAGCCATCTACCAGTTGTGTCAACGTTTTGTTGGTCAAGTTTTCTTGACATACGAGCGATGATTGACAATGGTGATGCTTTAGCAGTAGTTGTGTTTAAGCTATCTCCGCTTGCACGAGGAACAGCAACGATTGAGTTACCGCTTGTACCACCATTAAAGTCAGCAGCGTCTACTTGCATAGATGCTAATAACTCGTTAGTAGCAGCAGTAGATACAGCAACGGAACCATTTACGGTTGTGTTGACTGCATTTGCTATGCCGTGCAATGCTGATTGTTTGTAGCCTGACAAGTAGCCAAGAACGTCTTGGTCAAATTGGTCAGCCAAACGGTAAGCAGCACGATCACTTGCAAGGTCTTGGAAGTTGACGTGTGAATGTGCTTCC